GCAAGCCGCATTGCCTCAGTCATGATCGCACCGGAAACCTTGACCGTCTTGGCTCTGCCGGGAAGCTGACCAGCCTTAAGCTGTTCGATCGACTTCTCAACTGCCTTACGGACTTCTGCTTTCCGATCTTCGAGGGCTTTCCCCTCAAGCTTCGTAATCCCAGCCTTGGCTTTCGCGGCGCCATTGGCCTTCTCACAGATCGCAGTCAATCCCGCAATCACAATCCCACGCATAACCTCATCAGAGAGTGCCATAGTATCTCCGATTGCGAACTCCATGCCAGCGATCGTAATCGTTGGCTCGAAGACCGCAGAGCTTTCGCCCTCAACCTGTACGTCAGTCATTTGACGCGTTCCTTTCAATGACGTCTAAGGTTCTGATTCCGCTCTAGAACCGTCCAGCCTTGGCTATGCCATTCGCTGCGTTCTCTCTGGCCTCATCAGGGGCGGCTTCACCGCCCGACGGAGGGCTAACCCTCCGTTTCGGCCTAGGGATGGATTTGTCCTACTCAACGTTGACGTTTATTCTTATTGGTAAGCCTCGCTGAATAATCTATAACGCTAATATGACGATCCACGCCAGTTGCCAAATCATCCTTGCTCGTCGCACTCTCCCCAATACAAATCCCGACCAGAAAGCACATAATTCCACAAGCCCTTGGCGGGTCGATCTCTTGCGAGATGAACCAATTGCTAAGCGCCTCGCTGGCCTTAGCATATTCCTTGAGAAGATCATTTTCCATGGTGCAATCCTTACTGTGCTTGTGTCAAAGCCAACCGTTGTCGTGCGGCCTCATAGCTCAGCCTACTTGCCCCAATAAGATCAATCCATTTATCCCTCACATTCGAGCGCAAATCTGGGTATTTCAAATGCTGCACAGCCCAGTGGCCGTTGCATTTGTAAACAAGCCGATAGTCCGCATCTTTTTCTCCATACTCAGGTGTGAAATCAGTTTTCATTATCCGTCTCCTTTGTTCGGCCTTGTTCGGTTGAGTTTACTCAATCAACGTCAGTGCAACCAACATCCCCGCTGGCGCTGTCGCAAGCAACACTCCAAGAGTGTACCAGATGAAATATTCTCTCGCTGTCATAGCCCTCTCCGTTGATTTGTCCTACTCAGATGAACTCAAACAGCAATTCCTCTGCCCCAAACACTTGCCGCTTCCCACAGCATTCGCAGAGATAATTCCTCGCATCAGGCTCACAACCCTCTGCATCCTCTCCGCAAGCAATGCAGAACCCGGGGTTATCCAAGCTCACCATCCTCTGCTTGCAAGCTTCGGTAACCCGCTCTTCCGTAATTGATTGATGCATTTTCATTGTCTATCTCCCTGATTGCTCAGCATGCGCCCTTCCCGCCGCCCGCGTCAAATCACTTCCGCGTGATGCTGCGCCGCAACGCTGGGCTTTGCCTTCTCGATCCTACCATTCCATTATACACCAATTCCCGACCTTTGTCAACACCTGCTCTCCGCCCCATCTCCTCGATTCCCCCCCGATACTCCCTCGATACCTCCCTTATTGGCTCATTGGCTAAACGGTGGCCCCTGTGCCCGGGGGTGGGTCTTGGTCTTGGTTAATGTCTATATATATATAGAGAAGACAGGACCCCTACCTACCCACGGCCTATGGTTCGGCCAATCAGTCAATCGAGGAGGAATCGAGGAGTTATCCGGGGAGTATCGAGGAAGTGGAAGGTTGCGCTGGACAGAGCTTAGCGCCGATCTGGCCCAGCCAATGCTGCGATGCACAGGCAGACCATTCGCGGCGCAACATCACGATCTTGTGATTTGGTCGGCCGCTGGCCATCTGACATGATCGCTGTGCTAGCGAGGCGGCTTGCGGCCGTTCCACCCCGAGGGCTACCGGAGGGAATGACACAGCGCTAGCGCCCGGCTTGAAAGGACCGGATATTCCAATGGCCATCCTTCCTAACCTTGCCCAAGAGCTTGAAACCGCCAAAGCCTTGATCGCAAAGCAGAACGAGCTTCTCGCTGCCCTGAACAAGCCCAAGGCGACCTCGATGAAAGTCTCTAAAAAGGGCGCGCTCTCCGTCTACGGCCTCGGCCGCTTCCCTGTGACCCTCTACCGCAGCCAATGGGAACGGCTGATTGGCCATGGCCCTGCCATCAAGGCTTTCATCGAGGCCAATTCGACCCTCCTTGCTGTGAGGGGCGAATAGCTCAACGATCTCAACCACTTCCCGCACTGCACCATGGCCCTTCGCCCACCGGCGGGGGGCCAAAATTTTGGGCCTGCGTTCGGGCGCAGTAGTGTCAGGCGCAAGATTTATGATTTTTCGATTGGGGCATATTATAATTTTTGTATGGAAATTATGGGGGGTTGACTTTGTTTGCGAAGGGCGTATAATGACTTGTGTAGGCTAGTAATCCGACCGATGTTGGGAACTATGGAAGAGGATGGATTTGTTGATTTCTCGGCGCTGCTGCATTGCGCGGTGTATGCGCTCGTGCGCAAGGGAGTAGTAGTCTACATCGGACAGTCGAAGATGCTTTGTAATAGGTTGTATAACCATTGTCACAATCGTGGTAAGAAGCCTACGAAGAAGCCTTGGTATGGAACGGCTGTTTACAACGGGGTGATGTTTGATGCAATTTGGGTTAGGCCCTGTATGCTTGCAGAGCTTTCGCTTTTAGAGGTTCAAATGATCCGGAAGTATCAGCCGAAGTATAATGTGAATCACAAGGAGAGGCCGAAGCCAGATATTTCGCTGGAGGCCTTGCTTGCAACAATGCCACCAGTACTGATGCAATCTGCTCCGCTGCTCCCACCCTGCCCAGAGCCGCGCTCACATTGGAGACGACTATGAACGCCCCGACCCTTCACCGAGGGAAGCTTGCAAAGCATCCGAGGATTCTGAGCGTCAGGCCACTGACTCGGGAGGATTTGCTGCGGCTGAGGCAGGGCGAGGGGCGCGTTGTGCCGAAGGTGAAGCAGTTTCGCGACACTCATCATCGCCTTGCGCGGCTTTGCGCCGCAGGGCTTCGCAACGAAGAGATTATGCGCATAACTGGCTTTAGCTACACTCGGCTTAATACTCATAGGCAAGACCCAGCGTTCCAAGAACTTGTTGCGCAATACCGCAAGCAAGTGACTCAATCTTGGGTTGACGAGGTCCAAGAAGTCCATGATACCGCGGGGGCGTTGATCATCCGCGGCCTACGCCAAGTCGAAGAACATTTCGATCAAGCCGACGAAGATGGGTCATTGATCCCACTCAAGACCCTCCAGGTCGTCACCGGCGATCTCATGGATCGCTTTGGCTTCTCCAAGAAAACGGTGAACACCAATGTCAAAATCGACTATGCAAAAGAAATGGAACGAATGATGGCAGCGCGAGGTCAATCAACTGTTATTGATGCTGAGGTTGCATCGCCCTCAGCATCAAGGGATCAGGATCGGCTCCAACCCCTCGATCCTGATCCCACCCCACCTGCCGCCGTTTCGGCTGGCTTCCGTCGGCGGGTCTAGAGGAGGAAGGGATGCTTGATCGGACTCATAGCTCTCCGGTCGCTCCCTCCTCCTCGTCTGGGGATTGGCAATCAGCAGTCTTAGAATGGCTTGTTGACGTACGGGACGATCCGCTTACTTTCGTCCTTGGAGCGTTCCCTTGGGGTCAAGCAGGGACGCCACTTGTGAAGTTCTCGGGCCCATTGGATTGGCAACGGGAGGTGCTTGAGTATCTACGCGATGGCCTCCTGACCCCGCAACAAGCCATGCAGCGCGCAACTGCCTCAGGCCACGGCGTTGGCAAATCAGCGCTAGTCGCAATGATCATCATCTGGGCCATGTATACCTTCCCAGACACCAAAGGCGTCATCACTGCCAATACCGAGCCTCAGCTCAAGACCAAAACCTGGGCCGAGCTTGGCCGTTGGTTCAACCTCTGCTGGTTCTCGCGGGAGTTCTTCACTCTCCACGCAACGTCCCTCACGTCGAAAGACCCCGAGCGTGCGCAGACTTGGCGTGTTGATATGATCCCTTGGTCTAAAACCAACCCACAAGCCTTCGCTGGCCTGCACAACTCTGGCAAGCGCCAGTTTATGATTTTCGACGAAGCCTCTGAGATCGAAGATATAATCTGGGAAACAGCTGAAGGCTTCCTTACCGATATCGACGCCCAACGCTTCTGGCTGGCCTTTGGCAACCCAACTAAAAACACCGGCCGGTTCCGCGAATGCTTCGATGGTGGTGCACATAGCGAGATGTGGCTCACCAAGCAAATCGATTCGCGCAGCGTTCCAATCACCGACCGCGCCTATCAAACCCGCCTGATCAAAGCCTACGGCGAAGATTCCGACTACGTCCGAATCCGTATCCTTGGTCAATTCCCACGCCGTGGCATGATGGAGTTCTTCTCCGCAGCGTAATTCGACGCTGCCATGAACCCACAACGAGAGGTCTACGTCGATGCCATCACTCCCTTGGCTATGGGCGTTGACGTGGCCCGTTACGGACGAAACAATTCGGTCATATTTCCACGCAAGGGCAGGGATGCCAGAACCATCGCCCGCAAGGTCTTCCACGGGATCAACACGGTGGAGTTATCCAATCACGTCTTCTCCTCTTGGACCGAATGGCATCCCGATGGAATCTTCATTGATGGTGGTGGCGTTGGCGGTGGCGTGGTCGACAACTGCCGCCACAAGCATCTCTACGTGACCGAGGTCCAGTTTGGCGCAAAGGACACGATCACTGGCGTTGACACCAACACCTCCGGTGAAAAGTACGCCAACATGCGCGCGGCGATGTATGGCGCCTGTCGGGCTTGGGTCTCCGGAGCCATGCTCCCCAATGACCAAGACCTACGCCGGGCGATGCTTGCGATCAAATATACCTTCAATAAGAACGATGAAATCCTTCTCGTGCCGAAGGAAGACCTTCTCGAAGACGACCCTGACCTGATGCTTGACGACCTCGATGCCCTTTGCCTTACCTTCGGCGGGCCCCTTGCCCCACACAAGGGCGCCGGTCCCGAAGGGCC